GGTATTTGTTTCTACAAGATATGGACGTTTCATAACTACTTTAGTAGGATCAGCTCCATATGTAGGAATAGTCACTGGTCCACAGTTATAATACTTCATCCCCACCTGATCAGACATAGAAGAAGAGGGCATTAGACTACCCATTACTGGCAGCCTAACTACATTGTGAGTATCTTGTACTGGAGTCTTAGAATACGCCACTAGAATCACTCCAATTAGGACGAGGACGTAGAAACAGGGAACCAGGATCATAATCGAAGGATAGCGCAGAGGTTAGATGTTTTTCTGCTTCAGTGATTAAAACCTGTCTATCTGGAATAGCTAAACCATATTCTGGAGCTAGTCTAACCGCAAGATTGTAGATAATAGCTTCTTCCCACCAATCAGGGAAATTAGGAACACTGCTACCACTGCTAACAGCAGTAAACTCTAGTTGCATATCTACAATTAGATTTTGGTTTTGCCAATAACTGTCAGGTAATGGCCAGATTGATAAAACACCATTAGTAGGAGTGGGTCTAAAGTAACAAGCAATAGGAGCACCACGAGCATTAGGAGAAGGAATTAAATAAAATCTTTCTCTTCCATAGATTTCTACTGCAACATTTGAAGTGCTATCTACTCTAGTTGCAGTATGTGCTTTTAAAGGTGTTGTTGAAGTTACAACTGTTTGACCAGGACCAATAGTACATTCACTTGAAACAGCGAAGTTAGATAGAGGAACAGTGATTCTCTCCATCTTCCAGATGGGCATTCCCATTTGATTAAAGGAACTAATCATTGGAGTTAAGGAAGCCATGCCTGCGGCCTCCTGTTGTGGAGTTAGGGATTCATTATCTCCCATACCACCAAACTTACGAAAAGCAGTTAAAATAATTTGTTGTGCTGTTTTCATCTTGAAATCTCGATTAAAACAATCTCATACTCATCTCCTGAACTTCTATCCTTTTCCCATGTAAATCTAATACCTGTTATGACACTGTTAATCCAGTTATCACTTCCAGCAGTTAAGAATTTCATATCAAAAGTGTATTCAGTATTACTAGCAAATGTGACTTTTCTCACATTCATAAATCCGTTACTATAAGAATGAGTGTCAGTTGTGAAGTAAACAATTAAATTCCCTTCTGTGGAATCAACATCTATATTGGCAAACTTAATTTTTACCTGGGTAAAATCTCCACCTGAGAATCCTCCAGGGAAGGATCTAACAATATGTAATCCATTTCCTGAACCACCATCTGTTAAAATTCCCAAATCTACAGAGTGAGTGAAAGTTCCGTTCTGCCCAATCCATCCATCTGTAGAAGTAGAAAAGTCCTGTTCATATGCTACAGATGGAATATTAGAGGGTAAATCAGATCTTGTCCAAAAAGGTCTAGCAGTTTCTTCTGGCGGTCTAAAGAAATCCATAGGATGTCTAGGTTCATAATCTTGTGAACAGACCATAAGGTTATCCCATCTTTGTTTCAATTCACCAGACTTAAATCTCTGTCCGCAAACATCACAGATGGCATTGTATTGTCCACTTCTCCAATAAGGACGTACCACTCTCATTTGGACATAATCCTTTCTTCAAGTCTGTCAAATCTATCTAGAAGCTCTCTTCGTAATTCATGTAAATCTGATTTATGAACATAGTTGATTTGTACACTGGTCAATTCCTTTGTAGTCTCTTCAACTTTAGTTTGTAATAGTTTTTGGGAAGATTTAAGGTCATTGATCCAGTTCTTCATAAACCACCCCAAAATACCAATGACAAGATTAAATATAAGTAATCCATATTCTATGGTCATGTCACTGTCAGATTGATGTTGAGAGTTAGATACGGACCCCCAATAGTGTAACCTGTTGTTGGAGGCGGGGGAACTTCCCCAACATAACCTTTAGAGTTTAAAGTGGCATTCTTTAATGTCTTAGATAATGTGCCTGTAATTTGAGTATTGATAACTGCTTCTGAAATTACTGTGAGATTTCCAAGTGTTTCATTGACCTCACCATTGATTCCACCTTGAACAGTTGCAGTTGCTGAAATAGAGATAGAACCTAGTGTAACATCCACTTCTCCCTCAATCTCTACTTCTCCGATGCCAATAATTTCTACATCGTCTTCCCAAGGACCATCATCGTCTGTCCCATAAGAATCTGTGATCTCTAAAGAAACTAAAGAATATACTCCTGGGCCAGGATTTGAAACAAAAAATGTACCTGTTAGTGATGATGTTGTTGGTTCTGGAGTGACAGGATTTCCATCTTTTTCAAGATAAACTTTTATTTGTGGGGAAGATCCTGAACTAGTATAATTATAATCAATTCCTAAATCTGGACCAGCGGCATAGAAATCTAGGATCTCAACCGTCGGCGGCTCACTACTGCCCCACTCGATAGGTGGGCCCATTTCAACTGCTAAGGATCCGTTGGAATTCCAATTTTCTCCAGTAACACTTATCAATGAATCATTGACAGTATCAGCGTTCAACGGGGTATAGATAATTAGATCTGCTGTTCTTATAGGAGGGCCAACAACCATTTCGGCTGATATCTCTTCGGGACTTAGCACAGCCGACCAAGCTTTGAACGCAGCAATCCGTCCATTGAATGGATTGTCTGTATTCATCTCGCCTAGAACCTCACTTGCAGTAGCTGATCTTCCTGCAATGTTGCTATCGTTAGTTACTAATAAGTTGGCGTTTAGGTAACCTAGTAAATTGGAAGTCGATGTTCTAACCGCAGCCAAATGATACCAAGTGCCAGTAGAGTAGGATCCTGTAGCATAATAAATGCCCCCACCATCCTTACGAGCGCCTAATTGGAATTCGCCACCTGCACGAAATCCTATGTAGTCTGCATTTGCGTAAACCCCATTAGTATTTGAGCTATCGGCTAGAGCTGCCCAACAAATACTATTACTACTAAACGAATTAGCGTTTGCCCATAACATTATGGTGTATACGGAATTATGATTTATCAACCCGAGTAGTCGGATCAGATAATCAGTACTTGAGTCAAATCGAATTGCCACGTTTTACTCCAGTGTATTTAATTCAAATACATGAATCACAGCTTTTCCGCCATCCTGGCCAGCGACCGAAAGGTAGACGCGTTGCGTTGCCGGATCGTACGCGCATCCTCGAATTTCTTTTCTGGTTGTCAGTGGGTTAGCGCTGAACAAGGGCAACTCAAACGACCAGATTGCATACGGTTCGACCTGGTAATGGATCTTCGTGCCTGCCTTGACTGCTGCAAGATCGGCAGCACGATACGCCCATACTTGAAATCTATATGGATAGGCGTGCCCACCCTGATTTGTGTCGGTGGGATCATAGTGTGACGCCTCAGGATCGGTGTTTTGCCCAGTGCCGTACCAGTACTCACCGTACCCATGAACCCCGAAGAACAAGACACAGTCTGCTCCATCTGGAAAGACCATACCACGATTATTCGAAGCATCGCACCAGCTTTCAGTGGCTACGCCTTCTTGAAGTGGGTTGACTACACCCTCTAACAGCCGCTGAAGCGATCGAGTGTCCGGATATCCTAGGCACACGGTCGCCGAGAACGGATCGTCCGTACCGACATCAGCAGGATCGAACACAACTGCGGCAGGCCCCTCGCTGTTTGTAGCCATCGTAGGAACGCCACCTATTCCGGTGATCGCAGGGCCGCCGAGCGCTGTCTGCCAGTTCGATGGCACAGTGCACATATGCCCAGCAGCAAATCGATGTGGCCAGGGTGCCGCTTCGGGCGACCAGTTACCCGCATTCGTGAACGTGATCTCGACGGGGCCTACCACGTTGCCGGTATCGGCGAGGTTTTTTGGTCTACGCCAGTGCGTCTCGCTTTGACCCTCTCCACCAGTATAGTAAATAACCGCTGAGAAAACTAAATCATTACCGTCAACTAAAATGCCAGTACCACGCATTCCGTTATCAACTATAGGCATAGTACCTTCCGACGCATCAACCTGGCTCTGCAATATGCTGGCTGTGGGTAGATCGCCGAGGGTTGTACTAGTCGAAATTGTCGGGATCGCTACCTCGCCAATGTAACCTGCATATTCGTCCCGTCCATGAATGAACAGAGATCCAACCCCACTGTTTCCTGCGGGGTCAAAACCTAACCCCATAGTGAAGCCCCACAAATCTTTATATGTTGGATCATAGATCACTTCGCTTGGTAGCTTGAAGGCTCCGATACGAACTAAATCTTCTGCATACAACAAGCGTTCGGTTACGATCACTATATCAAATACGGAAGAATCTTCGGTTAAAGATCCATCAGTGACTTGAATTTGAACGTTGCTAATGGTGGCTCCGTCAGCTTCAGGACTTATACTAAGAACCCCTGTAGACGAATTCAATGTAATGCCAGTACTAGTTAGAGAAGTTCCTATACTAGAATAAGTAAGACTTCCAGATCCAGAGTAAGATACATATGAAGAAAGATTTACAGAGTTACCAACTGTAATGGAAAAAGACGAAGGAAGGCCAGACCAATCTAAAGATGTTTCATCTTCTGGTAAATTACTAGGAGCTGGAATTTTAATTGATCTAATAAAGGTTAGTCCTTTATCAGGATCTGGAGTATTAGTCATTTTAAATCTATAGGGAAACTCTGCCCAAACAGAACCATCTGTACTTTCTAATCTCCAAACTAGATTTGTAGTTCCACTAGACATGTTCATAGCTGAATATGGAAGATCAATTACAACATTGTACTCATTTACAACTGGAAGACCTGAATAACTAATTGAAACCTTGGCAACACTAGATTCTCTTCCAACTAATTTATGATTTGTTCCCATGGCTGTTTGTAGAATAGACAGCCATTGTTCTTTCGTCGATGCTTCAGCTAAAGCATTGTTAAGTTCTGTAGAATAGTTCATTCTTCGTATCCAAATACAAGGTTATCATACATATTTAAATCTTCCCATCCAATTGTATATCCAGCCGGAGGTCTTTCTTGAATATTTCCAGCACTAACAAGGGTTAAAGTTCCCAAAGTTTTATTTAAAGTTCCTGTAATATTGATAGATAACCAAGCATCGGATACACAAACCAATGAACCTAGTGTTTGAGTAAGTTCTCCAGTGATTTGTGTCTTTTGTACAACATCTCCAGAACTAACTAATGTCAGTGTTCCTAATGTAGCATCTAAATCACCATCAATATTCTTTATTCCTGGAACAAGATTACCTGCTGAAGATAGAACTAAAGTCCCTAATGTTTTATTGACAGTTCCAGAGATAGAAGCAAAATAGGTCAACCTAAGTTGACCATTAGCTCCTGCACCTGAGATTCTACCTGAACCTTCTAAACCTCCACCACCACCACCTCCTGGTGCTCCTCCTGGATTACCATTAACTGTAGTATTAATTCCATTACCACCAAATCCACCATCAGTAACAGCAGATCCTCCTGTTATTCCAGAAGCGTTATTACCACTGGAGTTAGAGCCTGCTGAGGATCCACCACCTCCAGAATATGATCCGGTTTTGTTAGCACCTGTACCACCAGTGTAAGTCACGGCTCCTGTACCCGAAGCACTACCCCCAGAACCCCCTGTGGTTGTTGTTCCTGCTGCTCCACCATTGGCGAGAACACCAGCACTCAGATTAGTGGAAAACCATGATTCAGTTCCAGGATTACCTGCACCAGAAGTTACCCAAGTGCCCCCTGCTCCAACAGTATAATTAACATTGTTTCCTGGAGTAACAGAGAAGGACTTTCTTCCATAACCTCCTCCACCACCTCCAGAGCCAGTGTTGCTACTAGTGCCACTGCCTCCACCTCCTCCTCCTCCCCAAACCTCAGCTATAACAGATGTAACACCAGCAGGGACAGTCCATGTCCCTGATCCCGGTGTTGTTATCGTTGTAACAGCCATTAAGAGTTTGCGTCAGTAAGAGTAAATGAAGTTACTGTAAAGATATCGTTAGTTGCAAAAGTGGTAGTATTTAACTCCATATCTCCACCACCACCAGTGGCAGTTGTAGTTCCTTGGAAATGACAAGTTGTACCTGTTGATTCAAGAATACGGAAATAACCTGCTGTACCATTGTTGTTGGCAGCCAGGTCTTGCCAAGTACCTGATTTGGTAATTGAACCGCTTGAAGCTGAATTAAGCCAAGTTGAAGGAAGAGTAGCTTCTGCTAGGAGAGTTCCAGTTGCTGAAGCAGCAGTATTCGCTGGTGCTGAGCCTGAGTAAACACGAAGAATTGGAGATGTCCCAATTGATGTTTGAATAGCATCTAGACGAGCATTTCTTACACTTGTAGATAGTTGAACAGCCATAATTATGCCTTTGTATGAATAATTGTCATGCGTACACTACCTGATGTATAGGAAGTGACATTAATACGAATAGCTCTTGGAGGAAAAGCAAAGTTACCTGAATCACTAACCGCTTTTGCATTCAGAGTAGGATGTAGTTGCCAATTGGCAGTTGATGGATTCCATACTGGTTGTCCATCAACATCTTTTTCCCAAATATCATCTCCAGTGAACTCAATTTGATAAGTTAAATCAGCGTCGTCACTCAGATCACAGATAACTGCAATCTGGAATGTATTCTGACGAAAATCAATTGGTACTGGAGCACTGGCTCCTGCGGCAGATTGTGTCCGAGTGACTGGTCTCATGCTACATACTCAACTAGAAATTTCCAAGGGCCACCACTTGTTACAGTGCTTGTAGTAGAAATTTTGATGTCACCCTCGTTTGGAACGGGCTGAACATTTGGAAGGTTAGTCATAGCAACAAAAGCTGAAGATGTTCCATCTGTTTCCAGATCTACATTTCCAGTTGAAATAGTCCCAGTGTTGTTTGAAATTGTGATATCAACTTCGTCACCACTGCCTCCAGCAGTGTTACCATAGAATCTAATAGCATACACAGATGAACTAGCTGGAAGCATTACTTTTACTGCTCCAGTTTCAGTTGCGGAAACCATGAACACTTTAATTAGATGTGGTTTACCTGGAGGGGTAATAGTGCTTGGATCACGAAGAGGCGTAAAATCTTGTACTGTAAATCCCATAATATCTCCTTAATAGGGGGCCTAAGCCCCCATAAGATTAAGCGCCTTGTGAACCAAAGATTGAACGCCAGTCAGCAAATACGAATGAATAGCGACCATATGCACGGAATTTAGCATTCAGTGTGTCGAAGTCATTATCCATTTCAAATGTATCGCCTGCACGCTCAAAGTAGATGGGGCCATCTGGGCAGTTAGTGCGAATAAACCAAGCATCAGGATCACTGAAGTATTGATTTACTTTAACACCACCTGGGAAGATACCAACCTCTTTAATCGCGTTAATGTCGTTTAGATCTGTACCTACTCGTCCATTAGTTTGGAGAATACGCATTGCCTCAAACTGAAGTTCTGGAGGAATATGTAGGGATTTAGGTTTATATGCAATACGAAGACCACGATCATCAGTTAGACGTTGAATATCAATCACTGCCTGCTCAAGAGCAGCTTCTGAAAGATCAGCATCAACAGCTAGTCGATTTGACTGTGTACCACCGCTCACATTAGGGTGAGCAGCGCTGATGATTGAAACACCATCGCCATATACAAGAGTGCCATCGAATGCACGGTTATAAAGGCTAGCGCCTACATTCTCTTTGGTTTGACGCATTGAGAATGCAAGTTGTTTAGCACGTTTTGGTGCAACTACATTGTAAAGATCGTCATCAAATGCTTCTTTGGTTACAATAAAACCAAGAGCGTAGGTGACGTGTTTTACACGAGTTGTGAAACCCTGACGATTGCTATCATAAGTGATAGGTGCGCCTTCAGGCTTAACTAGGGCTAGACCAAAACCTGAGCTACCAACTACTTCTTCATATTGTTTCTCTGAACTTTGTTTTTCATAAAGATCAGTGAATTGAGTTGGGTACTCATTGTATGATTGGCCATAAAAGAATTTAACTCCTGGCCATAGTGCTTTTGCCCAATTACTAGAATTGATTACTCCTGACATATTAGACTCCTGCTGTGCCGGTGCCAGCGCTTAGTTGATGATTGTTAATAGTTACCCATACTTTGTTATAAGTAGCATTGACCTCATTATCAAGGCGATTTGGGAAACCAAACAGTTTTAGAGGATAAGTTGGATTAGCTGTAGCTAGTGTTGAAGCATCTAGCTGCATACCTGAACTGCCAGTAGTAGTTGAACCAGCAGTAGTTGTATACTGTCCGTTTTGACCTACTTTATCAGCAGTAACAGCTTCATCTGCCTGCACCTCTAGAATCAGATCATTAGCATCAGCAACTCGAATATAAGTTACAGTTGATGCACGACGATACACAGGAGTGTCAAGAGTTGGTGAAGGACCATTGAAGTTTGGAGGAACTACATCAATACCTACAACAACACCCACTACTGCACCTGTACCATTACCACGAGTTACTGTGGAATAAGTTCCAATTGAATCCCCTGCAAGGGATACAAGATCACCTACCATAATGGCAGCACTATCACCTGATGCAGTAGCATAATAATTTGCTTGTCCATTGTATGGGGAACCATTTAGGTGTCGAACTGGTTTAAAACCATTGACACGATTTACGTTTGCCATAATTTACTCCGTAATAAATGACCCCATCAGAAACCTATTTAGAAATGTCGAGTTTTCCATAAGCTCCTTCGAGGTCTGGGTTTTTCAGCGCAGCCTCACGTTGTCGGATTTCATCATGCTTAGCTTTAATATCTTCTTCTCTGAATTCTTTTGGAAGCTTCATAAGGAATGCTTTAGTTCCTGCTCCAACAGATACAACAGAGTTAGATCCAACTTCACCTGAATCTCCAACTCGTTTGGTTGCAAATTGTACCTCATCAGCGGGTACATGTTCGTAGCCTGCGGCCACTGCTCGGGCGATACGATCATCCGTATCATTGATGAACCGATAATAAAACTTATCGTCTAGTCCACCAACCTCTAGACGGCCACCACGGCCTAGAGGAGTTCGCTTCACTCGTCCACTACGGGCTTTGGAAATATTCTCTGACATAATTAGTCTCCTAACGTGTTGCTTTAAGCTGTTCTTTGTACTGCTCCTCAGTCATTACTCCCATTCTTGCAAATGTTTTCATAACTTTGGTTTCTTCTTCGGTCAACACTAAGTTGTCCTTTTTCTCTGATTTAGTCATTCCAGTACGACCAGAAACTGCTGGAGCTTCTTGTCTACGAGGATTGCTAAATTTATCTGGGAATCTTTCTTTAACTTCCATAGTCACCTGCTTAAGTGCTGTTGTAAGATCAAGACGATTACCCATCGTTGTTGCAAGTCTACGACCTACAAAATCTGCGTATTCTTTTAGTTCTGGATCTTTATTGTACCAATCATTCTTTGCTTGCCACTCCAGTAATTCACTTGGAGGGCCTGAAGGTGGCGCTTGAAAACTGTTAGTTTTTTGTTCCTCTTTGATTTGATCAATGCGAGAATCTAACTCTTCAGCAATTTCAAATTCACCTTCCTTTAGAGCTGCTGCACGATTTGCCTTTAGTGTTTTGATAGCGTTTTCGTAGGCAGCTTTTTCAATCTTTGTATTATGTTGAACAAGGTTATTTACAACATTTTCAAGTTCTTTTAGTTTCTTGGTTCGTCTCTCGATTTCATCAAAGAGAGGAGCACGAGCTACATAAACTTCAGCAGATACCCATTTACCTGGATCACCTGTATACTCTTCTTTTGGTTTCCATCCCATCTCACGAGCAGATTGCTCTGTGGGGTTAATTTCTTCTTGTTGACCCTCTTGGTTTTCTTCTGTCATACTTACTCCTCAATCACACAAACAACATCATCATCATTGATGACCTGGAGAAATTCTTCCCCATCTCTTACAGTCATGCCTGCATATTTTGCAAAGTAGATTCTATCTCCCTCTTTGCACCATGGTTCGTCACCAAATTCTTTAAATGCAGTTGGACCTACTTGAAGAACTTTACCTGTAGCTACAGCAGCTTCTTTTCGCTGTGTATCAGGATGATCTGCCAGTTTAATTCCAAGAGCTTTTGCTCTGGCTACAACTGGATCAACCTCTTCAAGCTTATCAATTTTAATCAGGATTCTATGTCCTGGAACTTTGATCATACGTAATCTCCTTTGAGAATATCTAGAATATCAGTGAAGGCTGCAAGAAAACCAATATTACGTTCTGTAAATTTAGGGTCTGAGCCTGGAAGTCGTCTAACTGCTTCTTGCTGTGCTTGCTCGATGTGTTTTATGACTTGTTTTGTGATTGGGTGGTCTTGCCACTCTTTGAAGTCTGAATTTTCGATTTTTCTTTCTCCACGGCTAGTTTAGAAAGTTCTTTTTGAATGAAGATGTTTTGCATATGCTTTGCACCTTCTCCTTCAATCTGCTTAAGCCTAGCTTGATGCTGCATGTCCATTTGATGTTCTTGAGCTTTCATTGCTAATTTAGCTTGAGCTGATTGTTGATCAAGTTGAGATTTCTTCTCAATTGCTTGAATCTGTGCTTGATTCTTGGCTTGGTCCATCTCAGATTTCATTTGCATTTCCATCACTTTTGGATCCGGCTGTTGATTCATCTGAGGTTGGCCTGTTTCTTGCATTCCGTTAATTAGTTTAGGAACGTCTGTATGTCCCTGAGCTGTTAGAATTCTTAGAAGAACTTCATCAGGTTTCAGTAGTCCTACAGGACCAAATACTGGTAGTAGTTCCATTAGTTGCTGTGATTTAGCTAATTGTTCTTGTGCAGTAGATGCTGAAGGATCAGCAGAAGGATAAATATTATAGTCATCTGTAGTGAAATCTTCTGGCCCTACTGGTTCATCTAAAACTTCTGAAATTGTACCTGGATCAAGATAGAGAGCGTTAAGTTCATAAAGCATCTTAAACTCTTCATCTAAGGTTCGATAAATTCTTCTATAGATTGCAGTGAACAGCTTCATACCTTGTTCGATAGAAGCCATTGTAGTAGTTGCTGGAGTATTCTGTCCTGGCATCTTGCCAACAAAGATTTCAGCAACAGAAGCAACTTCTTTACCTGCTGTAATCAACATTCCTAGTAGTTCTAGAAGAACACTGGAAGGTTCTTTGGTAGGAAGAGGTACAATTTGTTTTCTTAAATCATCCCCAGTGGCGTTAACTGGTCTCCACTCTCCTGGCTGAAGAGGAGCATCACTCATTTTCATTCTAAGGGCTCTACCAATAAAGCCAGCCTGAAGATTATGTAATGTACCTGAGTCTAGGACTTGGTTTAAGAGAGTGTTTACAGCCTCATTAAGAGGGCCTAGAAGGTGTCCAAATCCATAATCATAGAAACTTCCATCAAAGGAAGGAATGAAAGGATACTTAAGATAGTATTTATTTGACTCTAGTCGTTTTACTTCCCCTTTGTAGTCTAGAATCATTTTCTTTTCATCAATGTTATGAACGATTCTAGCTAATTGGTTTGAATTTGGATGAAAGGTTACAATATAAGGTTCAGAATATCCATCTTCATCTAGATCTAAATAAGTATGTTGTTCAACTAGTCTATATAAACCATCTCCTTCAACATCTTCATCTGGATCTCTAAATTCAAAACTTGTAGAAAATAATGTTTGTTTTAGTTCTTCATTCTCTTGTTTTTGTTTTGATTGAATATCTCTCTTTGATAGAAGTGGAAGAACTTCTGAAATCCTTGTGGCATCATTAAGGCAAGTGGTTCCTTGATTAACAACCAGGTATCGGGGATGGATTGGATAGGAACAGTTCTTGCCTTCTGATGGATCAAAGTAAATCTTTTTAAACATACAACCACTGACAGGAAGAACTTGAAAAAGTTTATCCATTCCTTCTTCCCAAAAGGGAATATCATATCTTAATTGCCAAGAAAGGAAGTCTTCTACTCGTTTAGCTCTAGCAGTCTTTTGTCCGTCAGGATCTTTACCAATAACAACAGTTTTAACAATGTTGCCAAAAGAGGGAATTAATGTTGGGTAAGCTCTAGCATGGAATTGAAGAGCAGCTACAGATACAAGAGGGTATTTAACATTAGCAGCTTGCTGCCATGGGTAGGTTTTTTCTTCCCATTTCTGACCAGCAAGTTCTTCCCACTGTTTTACTCTCTCCAACCAATCTTCTCTTGAACCTTCATCATCATCAAGATCTCTTTGGACTTGTTCAAGGATTTGTTTTTTTGTATCTTCGTCTAATTCGTCAACAAGATTGATTGACTTTAAGATTTTCTCTAGTTTCATTTAATATCCTGTCATCACTGATCTTCCCATAAGAGAAGAACTATGATATTCTTCTTCCCAAAGTTCATCTTCTATTTCCTCTCTTGTTGGAGCTTCTACTAGTTTATCTAACATGATTCCTAAATAAGCAAAACAGTCAACTTGGTCATCATGTTTGTCTCTTGGAAACTTTGAAAGTTCGTCTTCAAAAGCTCCATACCAATCTTCTTCTTTAGCGAATTTAATACTTCTTGCTCTAAGCCTTGCTTGGATAGATCTAGCTCTAAAGATTTTGTCCTTGTTCATAGTCTTGAGACTATGTAATGAAGGAAAGATTCCTTGCTTAAGCATTTCTTCTCGAAGAAAAGGACCAATAGCTTTAGAGACTTGCATTTCCTCAATACCGATGGCTATAGGTTTGTATCTTTCTTGAAGTTCAAGGATTGTATTAACAATCTCTCTTCCATCCATTCTTTCTCTGATAACATCCACAATATGAAGATAACGATCCTCATCCATTCCTGCAATTAAGAAGACTGAATAATCAGCGGTTTCTTTTTCAGAGATTGCAAGGTCTACAGTGATATAGTAGTTTAGATTCTTGGTTTTATCCTCGTTTGTTCTTGGAAGAAAGTCTTTCTTTTTAAAGAACGCTAAAGTTTCGTCAATAGGTTCATTTAGGTATTCTTGTGAATATAGATCACCTAATCCCTGTTGTCTATAGTCTTCTCGTAGTTTCTCAAAGTAATCTTTGTTAAACCGTTCTGGCCATAGAATTTTAGAGAAATCCTCATTGTGAGCCTGCCATTTAACTGCTTTCCAAGGCTGGAATGGTCTAGTTGAGTACATCTTCAAACCATCAACCACAGTCCATTTTGACCATGCCTGGGGCATTTTAGAGTTCAACAGAGAGTCCATATGTAGGACAGTACCTACCATACGAACCTTACCTTTTGGAGACAAAGAGGGTAGTAAAGCAGCATTAAACCAACGTCTAAACTTCTCTCTTCTCTCTTTATTTTGAACTAACTCATCATTTTCTAAGTCATCACAGACAATTAAATCAGGACGAGTATTATCCCAGTTCATTCCTCGAAGCTTTTGTTCAGCACCTTTAGCCATGATTCTGAACATATACCCATCTTCTAAAGCTACAATAACATCAGTCTCAGTATCTTTAACAAACTCTACACCTTTTGGACCTTTCTTAATCCCAAACAGAGCAATTAAGTCTTCATTAGTGGATAACTGTTGTTTGATGTTCCCAAGGAACATTGTACTTTGTGCCTCAGTGTCTGAGACTATAATTACGAATTTAGATTCTCTAAAAAGAACAGAAGCTAAAGTATAAGAGAGAGTAACTGCGGTAGACTTAGCGTGTCCTCTAGGAGCTGCTGCTGCTACAAATCGATCTTTGGAGCAGCATAATTCCCATAAGTCATGGTGGAATGCAGGGATTGGAGTAGGTTCATCAAATCCAGAAACAAGAACAGAACCAACAAATCCAGCAATAAGATCTGGAGTAAGGTTCACTGTCGTTTCTTTCTTTTAGCTTCCTTAGAGAGGTTAGTTTTAGCTGAGACTACTCTAAGATTCTTTTTTCCATTCCCACCGCCAGAAGTCATAGGTCTGATATGATCAACATGCTTTCCATCACCTTTAGAGACTTTACCTGCTTTTTCCATAGCTCTACGATTCTTAGCTCGCTCGGCTCTATCTTTAGCTCGATAAGTGGCTTTCGTAGCCTCCCAGTTTTTTTCCTTCTTATAGTCCCTTTTTCCGTTGGTCATGAATGGAATTTTATAATCCTCCTAGAAAGGTGTTTCCTTTCTCTAAATTTAATATTTTAGGAATGACCTGTAAATTATTCCAAACATGTAAACCTGAGACAGTCTGTCCACGTAAAGGAATTATGTGATCTATATGCCAAGAGATTTGAGTAGAGGCATCTCTCATTTTACAAAGCTTTCTTGCCTCAATAGTAGTTAATTCAGTTAGTTCTTTATCCCAGTTGACTCTAGACTGCTTAGCTCTATTATATCTTCGATATGCTTTCTCTTGGTAAAATTCTCGTCTTAATTCATTAGTCATTTCTAGTGGAGAACGTCTAGATAGTTTTCCTACCTTCTTAAGATAGTTTTCTCGATTGAGTTTTCTCCAATAGTCTCTGTTTTGTTTTTGGTGTTTTCTAGTTTCTTCTTTCTCACAGTTAGCACATTTAGACTGTAGATAATGTTTATTTTGTATTTTATGGAATTTCAGTCTCGTCCTCTGATTCTCCTTTCCACACACTTTGCATGGATTTGGATTGGTCATAAATGGCAATTTCTTCTCCAATAATAACGTCAGTGACCTGCACTTTCTTTTTCTTTTTGGACATCTCTTCAAACTTAGTAGCTAGATCAGATAGTCTATCCACTAAAGCTTTTTCTTGTTGAGTGGTGTCCTCTTGTTCTAATTTCTGTACGGAATTGATCATATCTATAGCTACTTTATTGGCTACTGCTGCTGTGACAGGTTTCCTAATTAAGTCGCCTTTACCATTAAGAACATAATCTCCATGATCTAATCTATCTTCTGTAGCCATTAATGCTTTAGAGGCAATATCTCTAAGTCTATTGGAAAGAACTACTTTCCCTTCTAGCTTCATCTGATTTACCCACTCTTCCCACCATTGTTGTTTTTTCCAATGCTGGAGAGTGAGATAAGGAACGCCTAATGCTGTTCCTACTGCTGCTAGGTTACCAGAAACTAACCATAGTTTTACAGCTTCTAGTTTAGTTTGATTAGGCCAATGTTGTTTAGGTAATCGTTGTTTTTGCGATGTCTGTAATCTTCTTCCCATAACACTCGTTAATAAAACACTTGATTAATTGATCTGTGTTCATATTCGTTAGTTTACCGATTTCGAACACTCTTTGGAACATCTGTCCTAAATCTGAAGTATCTCTAACCTCAGTAGGATAGTAATCTCTAATAACTTTAGCTAGATCTAAACATTCCATATTGTACTTTCTCAGTTTTTAGCATTATACCACACTTTTATATTTTTGTCAAGTATTATTTAGGGGGTATGCCTAAAAAACTATAAAAATTTTAGTTAGAATGCTTCAAGCACATTCCAGCCAGCTAATTTT